TTTCATTGTCCGCATTGTGGTGCCAAGGGGAGAGCAGACACCAAATGAAACTATTGATTACTGGAGGTTGTAGCTTCAGTGCAGACAATTTCTGTTGGCCTGTAAAACTGGAAAAACAACTCAATGTCGCTCACTATCAAACAGGGATTGGCAGCGCAGGCAACGACTTGATCAGTAGGCGTGTGTTGAACAAACTGCTGGAGCTCAAAAGCTACCAAGATGTACTGGTAGGTGTGATGTGGAGCGGCTATCCTCGCAAGAGTCACATGTCCAACGGCGAAGATGCTTTGAAAAAGCACAAAGGATGTCAAAGCGAAACCAGTCCTTTTAGATGGAATGATGAAGACTGGCTGCTGTCCAACCCTGGATTCAATGACAAGTTTGCAAAGCAATGGTATCAATGGTACTTCAATGACACACAAGCATTGATGGAAACATATGAACACATGTTGAGATTGCAATGGTTCCTTGAGAAAAACAACATAAAATATTTTTTTACAACTTATACTGCAAGTGCACTTGACGAAACTGGTACAAATTCAAAATACATACACCCATTGAAAAAACTTGTTGCTTGGGACAAGTTTTTAGATGTGCAAGGCATGGCTGAATGGTGTAAAAAATATTACCCCGATGACTTTCCTGTGCCCGGCGACGATCATCCAGGAGAGCTACAACACAATGAATTCGCCAAGCAAGTAATTGTTCCATGGATAAAGAAGAACTATGACATCTCCTAAGTGCATGGTACCTTGGACACAAATCGAAGTGTGCACCACAGGGTTCACAAGGCCATGTGCAGAGTTCAATAGAGACCTGGTTGATGACAATGGCAACAAGTTTGATTTAAATGATCCCAGTACTGATCTCAACACAGTGTGGCACAGCAACGACATCAAAAGCATACGACAAGCGTTCTTGGACGGAAAGCAATTGCCCGAATGCAGCAAATGTTGGCAACAAGAACAACAAGGACTGCTGAGTCGTAGACAGCGTGAACTTGATGCACACGGAAAGCATTTGAAAAACTGTGTGAGCACAGACGCAAATAATCCCATACTACTGGATGTTAAGCTGGGTATTAAATGCAATTTACAGTGCAAAATTTGCAACAGCGAATACAGCAACAATTGGATCGAAGACGAAAAAGATATATTTGGGCAAGTGATCAATGTACAAAATGGCAAAGATTGGACTGATCACAGTGTTAATTGGCAACACATCAAAGATATATCCAAGGATTTGGAAGCACTGTATCTGTCTGGCGGCGAGACGTTGTTGTTGCCCAATACAATCGACTTGTTGCAACACTTGATAGATATTGATGTAGCCAGAAACATATGGTTAAAGATACACACCAACGGCACTGTGCGTATATCAGATAGGATGCTAAAAGTATTCAAGTGCTTCAAAGCAGTACGACTGATGTACAGCATAGATGATATAGGCAACCGTTTTGAATATCAGAGGCCTCCTACATCTTGGAAAAAAGTTGAAAGCAATTTCTTACAAGCTATGCAAAACACATGGATTGATTTGCGAATCACATACACTGTTAGTTTGCTAAATTGTTTGAGTGGAACAGAATTTACACAATGGTGCAATGATATAGGATTTCCATTAAAGCATGTGGAAGTTAATTTTTTAAGACATCCTGTGTATTACGAATTAGGAATTTTGAGCAAATCGCAAAAAGACTTGTTAATTTCTCATATGGGCAACACTGATATAGATAAGCAAGTTGTCAAATATATGAACACGCAATATTACGCATCTCCAAAAAATACAGATTGGAAAATCAACTCTCAAAAAGATCTTGACAATCTTCGCAGATATGTTATACTGAGTATTGATAGTAGAAAAAACTTAGATTTACACAGTGTAAGTCCTGTAATTGCGGAGTTGATAAATGGCGAGAAATATTTGGGTAATCAGTGATACACACTTTGATCACGCTAACATCTTACAATTTACTGACAAGGTAGGCAAGCCTTGCAGAGGTCAGTTTGCAGACGTTGAAGCTATGAATGAACACATGATTCAGCAGTGGAACAGTGTGGTCAAGCCAGGCGACAAAGTTTATCACTTGGGCGATGTGTTGTTTGGTGATCGCAAGCAAGAGTGGATGGACACTAACATGCCTCGATTGAACGGACAGAAGCGTTTGATCGTCGGTAACCACGACAACATCAAGTTTCATGCTGCTGGCGGTTGGTGGGGCAAGATTGACTTGTGGAGAATGTTCCCTGAGTTTGGATTGTTGTTGACTCACGTTCCTGTACACAACAGTACATTAGGTGAGAGTCACAGATTTGGTGAAGGCAGTATGACAAACGTACACGGACACATTCACCAGAATCCAAGCCCAACTGAGTTTCACAGATGTGTATGCGTAGAGCAAATCAACTACACTCCTGTTAACATTGAAGAATTGAAAGTACGATAATGAGAACACAACCTGATGAAATTATCCGCAAGTTAGAGGGGACCAACAGCAGGCTAGACAAAGAAGATATTATTCGTGCAGCACACGAGGAAGGACTTCCAGAATTCTTTGAAGGCATAACAATGGCATTAGATGCATTAGTTACATTTGGTGTTAAGCAAGTTCCAGAGCGTAGTGATATACTGTCAGGACAAGGCCTTGCTTGGGAAACATTTGTAGAGCTTGCTGACAAGCTACAAGCACGTGAGCTAACAGGACACGCTGCTCGTGATGCTATCGAACTTGCAATGAGTGTTGCTACTACAGAACAGTGGAATGACTGGTATCGTCGTATTCTTATCAAAGACCTGCGTTGCGGTGTAAGCGAAAAGACTGTTAACAAAGTAGTACCGGGTACTGTGCCTGTGTTTACTTGTGCCCTTGCCCATGATAGTGCCAAGCACGAAAAGAAAATGCGGGGCAAGAAGCAGATTGAAATCAAACTTGATGGTGTGCGTGTTATTACAATCATTCGTGGCAACAAAGTAGAAATGTTCAGTCGCAACGGAAAACAGTTTCACAACTTTGGACATATTATTCAAGAACTTGAAGCTGTAGTTGCAGAGTATCCTGTGCCATATCCGCTTGTGTTGGATGGTGAAGTAATGAGTGCAAACTTCCAAGATCTTATGAAGCAAGTACATCGCAAAGACGGGAAGCAAAGCACTGACGCTGTACTGCATGTATTTGATACTATTCCATTAGGTTGCTTCCGCAATGGTGTGTGGGACAAGCCGCAAAGTTTCCGCAGTGAGATTACTAAACATTGGGTAGAGGAGCATAAGGCGGTCTTAGAGCACGTACAAGCACTAGACTGGGAAACAGTTGACTTGGATACACCAGAAGGTGAAGCTCGCTTTACAGAGCTGAATAAGCAGGCCGTAGAAGGTGGATACGAAGGTGTAATGATCAAAGACGTAGATGCACCCTACGAGTGCAAGCGCACACACGCTTGGCTCAAAGCAAAACCATTTATTGAAGTGACATTGGAGGTAGTAGATGTCGAAGAAGGAACAGGACGAAACAAAGGACGACTTGGAGCACTCGTTTGCCGCGGTGAAGATGATGGACGGATGGTCGAAGTCAATTGCGGCAGCGGGTTTAGTGACGCTAATCGTGATGATTATTGGACTCATCGTAGCGATATTATCGGCAATTTAGTAGAGGTACGAGCAGATGCAATTACACAGAATCAAGACGGTACTTATTCGCTTCGTTTCCCGAGGTTCAAAACGTTCCGCGGATTCGAAGTACACGAAAAGTTATAGTAGAGAAAAACGTATCGTTTGGAATCAAGAAAGCGAAGGCTGATATGAATAACGAACTGGAACATTTTAAAAACAAATATCGTGCTCATATTCAAGAAGGACGTAAGCGTTATACTATTCCTAAACGATTTAAGGAATGGAATGACATGAACTTCAACGAGTCATTTGAAACTGAGCACGGTGTACAAATTGATATGAGTCAGCGTGATTTTGAAACACTGATCGGTATGGAAAAATACTGGGAAGAACAACTAGCCTGGAGAGACTCTCATCAATATGCCGGACATGCTAAATCAATCGTTGACAGACATGAACGAGAAGTGCGTATTCGCAACAACAATCCCGCCGCAAAGAAGGCATACGAAAAGTATCTAAATATATTGTATATGGTGGATAGTTACTATGATTGAAGTTCCGTTTGCTATAGAAAGGCACGATGCCGAAAGTCACAATCCGTTGAGCACTTGGATTCAACGCAACTGGGATATGCCTTGGCTAAACTATCTGCTGGAGAATAATCAAGGCATTGAAACTGTAAAGTACTATGATCCTCCTACACATATGTACGAAGTGAAGTTTAGATTCAAGATGGACCCAAAAAAAGAAACATTTTATAGGATTAAATATGGCTCGCAAGTATGACATACCCAAAACCTTTGAACTAGACGCAGAGATAGTAGATCTCATAGCAGCACAAAGTCTCAAAGATCATTATAATATGGCTGTGGAAAGCATGGACGATTTTGTGCTACACCAAAAGGGACACCCGGATGACTACGACCGCAACACCGAATTGAAGAAAGCCCTCGAAATAGTTCTTGACTATTACGGCGAATGACTGTATACTGATGTTAAGTTAAATGAGAGGCACACAATGTCGAAGTATGGTCCTAAAGTCTTTGCCAGTGACACTATTAAAACAAAAGGTCATTGGGCAGTAGGCACAATTTGGAACGCTGAAGGCAGCAAAGGCATATATAACATTGAGATGCAGGACAACGGCTTTACATGCAACTGTCCTGCATTTAAAAAGTGTAAACACATCAAAGCAGTAGAGGAAGCATTTTAATGGCTAGAGCAAACAAGGCAGCAGCAAAACCTAAAAAGAAAACAGTTCGGGCCGTACGCCGTGGTGCCAACATGATGCCATTGATGCCTACAAAAGGACTTACTTGGAACAAAGCCAAGTACTACACACACTACGAAGTAGAGTCAAAGGAGTGGCTGACAACTGTTAAAGCATACATTAAAAAACACTACGATAAAAACATTATTAGTGCAATCAACAAGCTACCAGATTGGAAAATTGGCGGGAAGAGTCATTGGACTTGTGCGGCATACCTTTTAGACAACAATCCTGACATTGTACCCGAAATATACAAAGAAGGCATCCACAAATGGATTCTTGAACTCGCAGAAGAAGGTGCTGCACTTGTAGAAGAAAAGAAAGCTGAAGAAACCTCCAAAAAGAATGTGTACGTTCCTAGTATCCAAGAGCGTATTGCTGAACAAGCTCAAGAAGCATGTGATGCAATTGAAGAATGGTTAGACGGATTTGTCACCAACAAGAAAAAGTTTGATGCTAAGGGATTTGATTTTACAAGTCACTTTGCTAAGATGAAAGTAAGCCAGGCACATGCTCGTAAGATCAAAGGATATTATGCAGGAGAGTTAGCAGAAGCGCAATTGATTCAAAAGCTGCCTACTCCAGGAGAAATCAATCGTGAGAAGGATCCGCACAAAAGCGACATGCTAGCACAGCTACGCGAAGGCTACAGCCACCTTACTAAAAAAGATGCTGCAACATACTTGGAAGCATTAGAGACGCTAAACGGCGCTTGTGACCTTGTTATAGACGCTGCTAAAGCCACACGCAAGCCACGCAAGAAAGCACCGCCTAGCAAAGAAAAGTTGATTGCCAAACTCAAGTACTTGGAGCGAGACGACAAGTTGCAGATTGTCAGTGTAAATCCGTTGGAGTTGCTTGACGCTAGCGAAGTTTGGGTGTACAATGTAAAGACACGCAAACTTGGAAAGTATGTTGCAGATGAATATGCCAAAATACTTGGTGTTAAAGGAACTACATTGGTAGGCTATGACGAAAGCAAGAGTATTCAAAAAACATTGCGCAAGCCTGCTGATACACTAAAGGAGTTTAAGAAAGCAAGCAAAGTTAAATTGCGCAAATTCTTAGACGAAATCAAAACCACAGATATTAAGTTGAATGGTAGACTTAATGCTGACACTATTATTTTAAAAGTTTACTAAAAAGGAAAACACATGCCACTAGTACCAATTGTAGTTGAAAGCGAAGCCAAAGGCGAACGTTCATACGACATTTACAGTCGACTACTCAAAGACCGTATTATTATGATGCAAGGCGTTGTAGAAGACGGTATGGCCAATCTAATTGTAGCACAAATGCTGTTCTTGGAAAGTCAAAACCCAGACAAGCCTATCAAGCTGTACATCAACTCGCCCGGCGGCAGTGTAACAGCAGGACTTGCTATCTACGACACCATGCAGTTTGTTAAAGCACCAGTGCACACTATGGTAATGGGCCAGGCAGCCAGCATGGGCAGTTTCCTTGCACAAGCAGGCGCAGCAGGGCATCGTTATGTGTTGCCAGAGTCACGCACAATGATTCACAGAGTCAGCAGCGGAACACGTGGCACAAGCGGTAGCGTACACGTACAAGAGCTGGAGTTTGAAGATGCACGTAGACACTTCGAAGAAAGCAAAAGGCTTAATACCCGCCTTACAGAGCTTTATGTACGCCACAACACAGTAGGCAAAACATACGAGGAACTGTTCGAAACTATGAAGTTTGATACATTCCTTTCGGCAGAGGAGGCAGTTGCCAATGGACTCGCAGACACAGTCATCCAAAGTCGCTGATACAGTAGCAGCGATCAAAGGCATCCCCACAAGACAAGAGCTTTATGAGCTCTTGTCCAAGGAAGTTGTTGAAGTTACATTTACAAAACTAAACGGCGACGAGCGCACAATGCCGTGTACACTTATTGAAAGTTTTTTGCCGCCTGCAAAAAAAGATGACCCACTGAGTCAAAAGAAAGTCCGAGAAATATCAGATAAGGTAATTGCTGCATGGGCAGTTGAATCCAAAGGATTTCGTAGCTTTCGTTATGACCGTGTGACCAAAGTAGAAGTTATTGACAAAGCTGATTACAAGGTTAGACTTGGAGATTTTTGGAAAGAAGACGACCCGTCAACATTTAATAAATAGTTGTATGGACACTGAATCTAAAAATGCCAAAGCGCACCGCATAGAAAAACAAGTAGAACGTTGGGACACTTTTGCTAAATTAGCCCCAACGTTTTTTTTGTTTGTGTGCTTTATCCTCTTGGTAACAGGCAATACAACCTTTGATAGTATCTTTCTTTTTGGAATGATGGGGTTTAGTATCACTGCGGTAATTTGGTGGTTCTGGACCATATACAGCATACGGTTCCTAGTGAGAATGTTCAATCAAGCAACCAACGATTTGATCGAAACAGGAGAAGAATTAAAAATTGTAAGAAAAGAGTTGAGAGATGCGACAAACAATAGCAATCAATCTGATTAGTGGGTTAAGTTTAACCTGCCTAATTGTATTTGGAATACAATATCTTATTTTTAAAAACACTCCGGTGTACAGCAACTACACGATTGAAATTGTAAACAACCCCATCACCGGAGAAGAAGATATTCAGTTTGCTATGGTAGGCACAAAAAATCTCAACTGCCAAGCAAAAAATGTGTATGGTATTGCACACAATGACGTCGAGGATCGAGATGTGATACTCAACCAATACACCAAAGCATATGTACGCGACATACAACCCGGCGAGACAGTCACCAATACTTGGAGTTATGCAAGACCAAAAGACTTGACAGCAGGCATATATCGTGTTACTATGGTAGGAGAATGGACTTGTAGATTTTGGATCTTCAATGAAGAGACTACAAGAACATACGACAACATACTATTAATAGCAGAGGACTAAGTGTTCGACCCTCTTTAAATATTCCGCACACTCCATTAACAAAGGAGTACAAATAATGGCTTATTATTCAACTAAAACATATGGACACAACATCGGGCTCAGTGCCTGCTTTAGACAACCGCATGCAGATCACTCGCATTGCAGGTTCTTGCACGGATACAGTTTGCAGTTCAAGTTTACATTTGCAGCAGATGAACTTGACAACAAAAACTGGGTTGTGGACTTTGGTGGACTTAAACCACTCAAGGCTTGGCTGGAAGACACATTTGATCACAAGGTTGTGTTGGACAGAGAAGATCCCATGCTGTACAAGTTTGCAGAACTTGAAAATGCAGGACTTGCAGAACTCACAATCTTAGATGGTGTAGGTGTAGAAAAGTTTGCATATCATGCTTGGAATCAAGCAAATGAACTTGTACATGAAATGACACAAGGACGTTGTCGTTGTGTAGAAGTAGAATGTGCAGAGCACGGAGCAAATAGTGCAATCTACCGCGTGGACTGAAACCAAAGCACAGCGTAAAGCACGTAAGGCACTTGAGAAGGCGCAGAAAAATGCAAAACCTTCTCAAGTTTCGCCGCAGAAAAGTGTGGAAAAAAATTACGTTGTGTGTCTCAAATGGGGCAACAAGTATTCAGCTGATTATGTAAACAAACTGTACAACATGGTAAAGCGTAATCTCACAATCGATTATGAGTTTGTTTGTTTTACAGAAAACTCCGCAGGCATAGATAAAAACATACGCATAGAACCTTTGCCTCCTATACCTGCTACAGGTTGGTGGTTCAAGCCATACTTTATGAGTGATAAAATTCCACTGAGGGGTACATTGCTGTACCTCGATTTGGATTTGATTGTGTTTGAAAACATAGACAAACTTTTCAGCTTCAAGCCTGAAAAAGACTTTGTAATCATTCGAGATTTTAACAGACAAGTGAGAAAGAATTGGGATAGAGTCAACAGCAGCGTGTTTAGACTGAAAATTGGCGCTAGATACAATGCATATGAACAGTTTCTCAAGGAACGAGAAAGCATAACAAGACGCATGCCTGGCGACCAAGACTGGATGTACAGATATTGCAAACCATATGAATACTGGCCAGACGAGTGGATACAGAGCTACAAATGGGAAATGCGTGGCAGAGATACACTAGGTGTAATAAACGGAAAACGCAACTTCAAAGAACCCGGCACGCCTACTATCTTGCCCGACACTAGTATTGCAGTGTTTCATGGAAAACCAGATATACCAGAAGCAGTTGATGCGTGGCCAAAAGAAAATTGGTATTGACAACTGATTTAAAGTATAGTATACTTTAAACATGATTAGAACTTATATGATGTATGCAGGTCTTACTTTTCTCGGCTACGAGTACGGCGAGACTGAAGAAGCAGTGGTTTTTAGGACTATTGGCAAGTTTGGCCCTCCTCAAAACTGGAACGAAACTGAATACAAGGCACAACTTATCAAGTTGCCTGAATTGGATAAAGTATGACAAAACGCATCGGCTTCGCCTGCAAGTATCTGCACTACAATCAATCGCAACCCAAGAAACTGTTGGAAGAACTGCAACGTCCTCTCACTGAGCGTAGCACAACAGTAGCATGGTTAAATAGACAAACACGTGAAGATGCAGAACAGCGTCTTTGGGAAATTATGGAGCATAACGCTTCTGCAGCAAAAAGGTTAATTGAATATGTGGGAACTCTTCCACCTGAACTTCGGATGGTTCGACTTGGTAGCAATCAGCTTCCTTGTGCTACCCATCCTGATTGGCAGTATTTTTGGAGTCGTCCTGACGTGGTGGCATACTGTGAAAAGCACTATGGCGCCGCCGGTGAAGCGGCAAGAGCCCTCGATGTGCGACTTTCGATGCATCCCGGACAATTTGTTGTTCTCGCATCCACCACTGAAGAAATCGTTGAACGATCAATAGAGGAGTTTGAATATCATGCGAATCTCATCAGGTACATGGGCTACGGTCAGAAGTGGCAAGACTTCAAGTGTAACGTCCACATCTCCGGTAGACAAGGTCCAGCCGGTATCAAAGCAGTCCTTCCAAGATTGTCTACAGAAGCACGAAACTGTATCACTATCGAAAACGACGAAAACTCGTGGGGACTCGACGCAAGCCTAGAATTAGAAAAAGACGTAGCATTGGTGTTGGATATTCATCACCATTGGGTGCGCACAGGAGAATACATTGAACCAAATGACGACCGTATTAAACGTGTTATTGATAGCTGGCGGAGTGTTAGGCCTGCTATGCATTATAGCACTAGCCGTGAAGATGTATTACAGACTTTTGATCCAAGTGTACGACCAGACATGGCAACATTACTTGAAAGTGGATACAAAAAACAAAAGTTGAGAGCACACAGTGATTATATGTGGAACGATGCATGTAATGAATGGGCACTGTCGCATTGGCAGTGGGCAGACATTATGGTGGAGGCTAAGATGAAGAACTTGGCCAGCGGACAACTGTACAGCATGACCGAAGAGTCAAAGGCAATAGCAGCATAAGGAGAGCACAATGGCTGTATTAGAACTTAAAAGTTTTGAAATGATTGAAAACACTGCTGATTTTTTAGGCAAGCATCAGTGTGTGTTGAGTTTCGGAGATGAATATGAACTCAGCATCATCAGCGGGCAAGGTGCTTACAGCACAGAAACTGCGCCTTACGAGATTGCTGTAATCAAACACGGTGACCTTACATATATGCCTGGAATCACAGATGAAGACGATACAGTCAAAGGTTACTTGACAGAAGCAGAAGTTAATACTATTATCAAAAAAATGTATCTTATCACAGGCAAAACTCCAAGGCAGATATAATTGCTGGTAAACGACAGCGAAAAACAATTGCTGATTGTGCCAATGAAATGCGGTAGCAGCAGTTATAGAACATTGTATGCAAACAACCCACAATGGACTGACTTTAGCAAAGTGCAGCACTTAGACGATTTGCCGTTGTCGGGTGCTGCCAAAATTTATAAAATATTTGAACTTACAAATAGAAACATCGATGAATACAGCACAACATTGATTGTGCGTGATCCAGTGCAGTGGCTTGTGAGTGGATATAGATTTTTGCGGTTGATGTACAACCCAAGAGCGCCGTGGTATCCTAAAAGCCTAAGCAGCCATTTGAAGAAAGTCTACAGAGACGACCGCAGTGATCTGTTTTTCAGTGATCATTGCAGCGTGATGCCAGATCAATATTACATCAAAGGATGCAATGTGCAGCGTTTGGAACAGCTGAACCTGCCTGTAAAAGAAAATACAACTCCTGATAAAATACCGTATCCTAAACTGGATGAAAAAAGCATCGAATTAATCACTAAGATTACAAAAAACTATTGTCAGTTATTCAACTACAATATCGAAAAAAGTATTAAATACTACAACAAGGAGATACCATGAGTTATATTTCATCAATGTATGCACGTAGTAATACACCGGCAGCGCCGCAAAAAGAAAAGAACCCCAACCGAGTGCTGGGCGGATTAAAAGGTGCAGGCGTAGATCATTACAGCATGTTAGGCGAAGATGGCACAGAACGTATCGAAGTTCCAACTAGATCGTATGTTCAAGGACTTGAACAAAAAGTTCGACAGTTAGAAGAGAGACTTGATGTACAAGAAAAACAAATCAGAAAACTACGAAATACTTGAGTTTTTACCAGTATACAGCCCTGAGAGAAATCTTTATTTTTGTACCATAGCAAAGAATTGTTCTACATCTATAATAAATCAACTACCTGAAGACTTTGTGGCTGTTAAACCTCCACTGGATGCAGATGTTGTTGTAATTTTGAGAGATCCGATTGATAGATGGATCAGTGGAACAGTGGAGTATTTCACATACGGTCCACATTCGTTTGTCACTACATTAGGAAATCCCAATCCAAGTAAAATGCTGATGGCACTGAATTCTTATATAAAAAGAGATACATTGTATGCATTTGATTTTCACACCGGGCTGCAATCTGCTGAATTGAAAAATATAAAAAAGTTCACTGGAAAAATACACTATTACTATTACCACCCAGATGTACTGGATGATATCCAGCAAGACTTCAATGTTTTTAAATCAGTGTCAAAAGAAAACACCACCAGCGCAGACAAACACAGGCCCAAGTTTCGTATGGCTCTGGACGGCTGGCTGGAAATAAACCGTGAGAAACTGTATCCAAAACTCAAAGAGTTTTACAAAAAGGACTACAAGTTGATCAACCGTTCACAGTTTGTTAATTGGAATATCACTACTGGCTGTAAGTGACCACACTTTTTTCTTATCAACTCCACGCTTTTGTGCAAAGCGTTTGGCATCGCATTTATCGCAAACATGAAAGTAGTTGTTGCTGATGCGTTTGGGATCCATACTGCCTCGTGGGCGTGAAAATTCGTCATCGCAGTTGTCGCATCTAAACAATACCATTGTTTTTTTGCGATTATAGGTGTGTTGATTACCAAGTTTGCTTGTGCGCATGTGCCAAGTATCTATCATATATTCTTTAATGTACATAACTATATTTACATTAAGATTATAAAAAATAACCATAAATAATAGCAAGGAGACAAGAAATAATGAGTATTTGTACACTAACCCCAGCAGCAAACCATCAAATTGGCAAACTATGCAAAGAGAATGATTGTTATGCTATCACGCTTAACATCAAAGGCGGCGGCTGTGCAGGGTTTGAATACGACTGGGGTACAGCACAGGTAGAAGATCTAGAAGCAGGCGATGAAATAGTTGCTTGTGATCAAGGAAATTTTGCAATCAGTGCCAGCAGTGTAATGTTTTTAATTGGTACAGAGGTCGATTATGTAAGCAGTCTCACAGGAAGTAATTTCGAAATCAACAATCCGAACGCACAGAGCAGTTGTGGCTGCGGCGTTAGTGTTAATTTCGATATGGACAATTTAGTACCACAATGGTAATGGAGAAATAAATGGCAAAACAAGAAATTGATATCGGTGTAGAGGGCAATGACGGCACTGGAGATAGCATACGTGAAAGTTTTAAGAAAGTTAATGAAAACTTCCAAGAACTGTATGCTGTATTTGGTCTTGGCGGACAGATTAGTTTTACTAACCTCAACGATACACCTTCGTCAACCAGCGGCGAAGAAGGCAAAGTTGTTCTTGTAAAACAAGATGGCACAGGTCTTGATTTCTTTGAACTAGTTAGTGATGCAGGCAACGCAGATCCCAATGATCCTGACAACACTGTTGCGTTTAACATTGACGGTGACAAGCTGAGAATACGTGTTATCAATGTAAACATTGAAACAGACCCTAGTCCAACTATTTCTAATCCTATGAAAATGGGTGCTGCACTAGCATACGGCGAAACCACACACGAGAAAGTTCTTGTGGACAGCGAAAGACAACTGTTGATTGACAACTGGAATGCAGTGCACGATGATCCACCGCTGATTGACGAAGACAATATTCTTATTTCCAAAGGCTTGTCAGATAGAAAGTATATGCCAAAAGAAGCAGCTGGCATGGGTGCACGTATCAAAGACGAACCAGCCAGTGTTGCAGCATATACACTGACAATTGATGATTTTGCAGGTCAAGGTTCTCCACTTGTGGAAATTGCAGATCATGGACTAACAGAAGCAGTCACTGGTGCTCCTTACATATACAACAGCACAATCACTGACGGAACAAATTTAACAACAGGCACAACTTATTATGTACGTAGAGAAGACAGTAACAACATCACGCTTCACCCTACACAAAACGATGCGTTGTCAAATACAAATGCAATACTGCCAGACTTTGGAGTGGGTGTACAGACGCTTGTAGACGCTGCATATGATGCCGACCTTGCTGGCAACTGGCTAGACAACGTTGCACTACCTCGCAAGAGTGTGGTACGCAGAGAAGGCGATAGCATGACAGGTGCATTGTTTGCACATGATCACCCTGCTCCGTATGAAGGCGCAGGCATTGTAAATGATGCTAGTGATTTGCAAGTTGCTACAAAGTATTATGTAGATGCACAACAGGCAACACTCAGTGAAAACATTTATGTGAGTTTGAGAGGCACTGACGACCACAGTAGTACGCCAGCTGGTAGAGAAGGACGCAGCGAAACTTATGCGTTCCGTTCAGTTTATGCAGCTATGGCCAAAGCAAAACGAATTCAAGACGCAAGTGATATTGATATCGGTCCATATATTCAAACCATGACATACAACGAGTCGTTGACAGAATACAATGCGTATGTCACCGATCCGGGAGATTTAGGGTTTACAACATCTGGAGATCAAACTGTCGTTGTGAACACAATCGATACAGAATTAAGAGATATCATAGATGAAACAATTGCACAAGTTGCAGTGGTGTTTCCTACTTTTGTGTACAACGAAAGTATTTGCAGAAGAGATTTAGAATTAATTATCAATGCTATCAAATTGGACATTGCAGGCAGTAGTTCACTTGTAAAACAAAATAGACTCAGTAGAATTGCAGGCTTGAAATATTTTGCAAACCCGTCGGGCGAAATTGCAATTGACAATAATGGACAATATCAACAAACCAGCTATGCACTGACATATGCAAAAAATCTCATGCTAACAGCATTAACAGCAGCATCAGTTACAAACGGCAACCCGTGGTACGGTGCAGTAGAAGACAATTGGGATGTTGTGCTAGATACAATCAATCAAAACACACCCGATCCTGCTTTGGTAGAAGCTGCAAACTATTACAATTTGTATATACACAGTGGCGCCAACGGATTTGTTGACCAAGCAGGCGATCCAGCAGCAGGCACTCCAAATGTAGACATTTTTCCAGGCAAAGTAATTAGAGGTAAGCGCAGTGGTGCAATCGGTACTATTGTAAGTTACACCCGTGGTGCAGACAACGGCGGCATCAACTACGATACTGTAGAAATTGATTTGCTTGAGCCTACAGAATTTTTAGAAAATGAAGAATTGGAATACGGCGCATTTGTTAAGAAAAAGCAAATCAGTGTTAGAGTAGAGTCGGGTACATACGAAGAACAGCTTCCAATTAGATTACCTGAAAATATTTCAATCAAAGGTGACGAATTTAGACGAACTGTTATTAGACCAGCACCTGGCCCAAGTTTGAGTGACCATGCCAATGTTTGGTTCTACAGAGACGAAACCATTGATGGACTAACAACTGCCACAGGCGGTACTGATGAGTGGATCGACGACTTGACAGGCTTGCGTAGAGGATACTTTGGATATCACTATTTGACAGATCCAGCTAATCCTGTAGACATCAGTGATTTTGGTAAAGACAACAAGGGCAACTATGGCGAAGCTGCTGACCTAGTACGTTTCAACAAAGACTTTATTGTTGAAGAAGTTATTGCTTACATAACTGCTACGTACCCTGCATTGGTTTACGATGCAACAGTGTATCGTGCACAAATAGGATTTTTAGTTGACGGGTTAGTCAAAGACTTGAATCGCGGCGGGCGCAGTTATAGTGCAGAAAATCAAAAAACCTACAGCACTAAGGCAGAATTTGTTGGAAAAGAAACAGAAACAACCGCAGGTGTTTTGCACATCAAAGGCATGATTACAAATATCCTAGCCAACGATTCTGCAGATCCATACACAGTAACAGCAGGCAATACCGAAACACAAGTGTTCAACACCAACTATGAAGCAGAAACCGGAGCAGATACACAAGCATTAGAACTAGTGGATCTTGTTGCATACGGATTTGATGCAGATTACAATCCTGCCAAAGACAACAACGAGATGGATGTGTTCTTGTGCGGAGATAACACAATTGTAAGAAATCTTACAGTACAAAGACACGGTGGATTCATGATGGTATTGGATCCTGAAGGTAGTGTTAGAACACGTTCTCCATATGCACAGACCAACACAAGTTTTGCTAGAAGTTTAAACAAAAAAGCATTCCACGGTGGTATGTTCATTGACGGTTACACATACAACATGCCAATGACAATCACCAGTAAAGTAGATTTGTTTACAGTAAATGTTGAAGCACCTATTGGAAGTGGTTTGAATATTCGCAAGCCAGAACTACCATGTAGTTTCTTTGAATTTGGCAGACGTTATCAGGTAAACGCTATTAGAAACTATACAACAGGTGTAAGTGAAATTGACGGTGTAACAACTGTACAAAAAGCCACACTTGTACTAGACTTGGGGTCACATGACGGCATTGGTTTTGACGACGACATTGATAGCGCTGCTGGTCCAGTAGATATTATTCTACAAGGCGCCGGTAACAAATCAATGTTGGCAAACGACTTTACGCAAATCAACGACTTGGGCTACGGTGTACTAGCAAACAACAACGCACTTTCAGAACTTGTTAGTGTGTTTACATACTACTGTCACACAGGATACTTGTCGCTCAACGGTTCGCAGATACGTTCACTTACAGGCAACAACAGTTATGGTTTCTACGGACTGGTTTCAGAAGGCAGTGACCCAGACGAAGTTGCAACAAAAATTGATCTTGAACAAGATTTGACACAACCTGTTAAAATGTTTGCAGCTGACCAAATTGTCACACTCACAGGCACAGGGTTAGGAATTGTTAGAGACGATATAATTCAGCAGTTAAGTACTATTACTGGAAATACTGCACAAGGACGTGTGGTATTTGCTTATGAAGAGTCGGGCAACACTGTGGTCTGGGTTACTAGATATATAGATGCAATAAACTTGTATGAATACACATTCAACGATGCAGACACAGTTACAGATGATACCACTCCTACTCCGGTAAGCTATGGTGCTCCTGTTGATGTATCTACACTGTCAACCAAGGGTGCAGCAGGACAATCGTTTGCATTTATATTTGACTGTACTAACTATCCAATGAATGGCTCGCAGTTGGAAATACACCATGCAGACACAGATCTCAGTTTCCAGCCTTATGAAGTTGTGAGTGTAAGCGAAACAGAGTTTGAAATTCCAGCTGCTTATGCCGGCGATTTAGGAAGTGCAAACACCGACATTAATGCAAAAGTTTATAGACTAGACTTTACAAGTGGCACAGGCGGCGATGTTGCAACAGAATCAACAGGTTTACGGTTTAATGTTGACTATGCAACCAATGCAATAATGACTGCACAGCAAAACTTGTTGTTGAATGGTGTAAGCTCAGAGGTATTAACTAGACCAAGTACTGCACTTATCTTTGATGAGCAAGAGCAGGTTACATATAGAACACTTAGCTTTGAAACGACCATTGTTGGCGCAGTGCAAGTTTCGGGAGTACAAGCAAGATGTACAATCGATGACAACTTTGATTATGTCGATCTAACAGTAATAAACGATTTTGCTGATCATGCAATTGCTGCTTACGGATTAACTGGCGGTACTACACTGGGACGTACAGTGGGTGACCAACACATTGCTGTAAACAAACTGAGCACAGCAGATGCAGCCAGAGTTAACAGTACTACAATCGACATGATTTTTACATGGAACGGCAGAGTACACGTTGCTTCAGCATACACCGATGTTACCGATGCAGTAGACGGCACTGGCGCAGCGTTTGGAATAATCACAATAACAGACAAATACGACATTGTCAGTGCAGGCGGAAGCGGACTGGTTGCTAGAGTAGACAGCGCCGCAGGCAACAACATCACACTACAACTTGGCTTGCAAGAAGCTGAAAAAGGCAACGTAACTGTTAATATTTCAACATGTCGTGCTACATCTCATGACTTCCTAGACATTGGTACAGGTGGATACAACACCACAAACTATCCTGATAGAATTTTAGGTGCACCAATTGAGCGTGCTGTCACTGACGAACAAAGCATTGACAGCGAAGGACTTGCAAGCAAAGCGCAAGTACAAGAACGCAAAAGAGGACGCTGTTTCTTTGCAAGTACCGACCAAGATGGTTTCTTCCGTGTGGGTAGATTCTTCACAGTTGACCAGGGTACAGGTAGAATCACGTTCAATGCTGCACTTGTTCTTACAAACATTGACGGTATTGGATTCAAACGTGGTGTACGTGTAAACGAATTTAGTGCAGACGATACATTTACAAATGCTACAGCAGATGCAGTGCCAGTTGAAACAGCAGTTGAAGGATACATCAACAGACGTTTAGGATGGAACAGAGACGGCAACTTGTTGGGCGATGCTGATATTATTCCAGCAAGTACAGGTGGTGCGCTAGCACTCAGTGGTGTTACTACCATGCGTGGAGATCTACGTATGGGCGGTTTCAACATACTCAACTTGGATGCTCCTACAAACGGCACAGATGCAGCAAACAAAAACTATGTTGATGCACAGGTTGCACGTTACGATACATTTGAAGAAATGGAAGACACCAACATTGATGATACTACTGCTCTTGCAAACAATCAATTTGCAATATACGACAGCGGCATCAGTAGGTGGATCAACAGCGGATTTGACACAGGTGACAACGGTGCATCTCCGGCAGTACCAAACAGTGACTTTATTATCACTAAAGACGGCAGTGGAAATCTAATCGGTAGTTATCAGCCAAACAGCATTGTTAATGCAGATGTTAAAAGCGATGCTGCTATTGCACAAAGCAAACTAAACATGAATGCTGCTACAACAAGAGCAAATGCCACAGGTATTACACAAGCAGATTTAGGCTTAGCAAGTTTCCACAACACACAGTTTGATGCTACAGACGGCTGGATTGAACTAAAGGACTTGGGTGTTGTAAACGCTAAAATTGCAGACAGCACCATTGCAAATGCTAAACTGGCAAACCAAGGTACGACATTTGCAGATGGCGGTGGTACCAGCAGTCAAGTAGACCTAGGCGAGACACTTACTATTCAAGGTACAGCAAACGAAATCACTGTGTCTTACAACGGTGCAGGAACATACACACTAGGACTAACAGCAACATTTGAAACTGACATTGTCGGTGACATATACACAAACGTATCTAACCCGCATAGAGTACTAGACAACGGCGTGTGGAATGGCAGTGCATATACCACACTACCAAGTTTTGAAGGCTGGTCACAGTATGCAAAACAACTGGAAACTGGGGCAACTGCTACTAATGCTACACATTACTTGACATTTGTAGACAGCAACAATACTACTAGAACTTGGGAAACTGTGTACACAGATGCAGGTGTAAGCTACAATCCAAGCACCAACCAACTTACTGTAAGCGGTGAAATGCAAGCAGGCAGTGCAGACATCAACGGTGTTATGAATATCACTGGAAACATTATTCCAAACAGCGGCACACCTACAAACCAAAACATTGGTAGTAGTTCAAATCGCTGGGGCACAGTGTATGCACAAACATTCAACGGTGTTGCAACAGAAGCATTGTATGCTGACCTTGCAGAAAACTACTTGGGAGATGCAGCATACGAACCAGGCACAGTGCTTGTATTTGGAGGCGAAGCTGAAGTCACAGTTGGCAACACCAAAGGTGACACAAGAGTAGCAGGCGTTGTAACAACAAATCCAGCACACTTGATGAACAGTCATCTAAAAGGAGAACATGTTGTAGGTGTAGCACTACAAGGGCGTGTGCCTTGTAAGGTACTAGGAAAAGTACGCAAAGGTGATATGTTGGTTACTAGTGCCAAAGCAGGATATGCAATTGTAAACAACTCGCCCGGCGTGGGACAAGTAATCGGTAAAGCAGTTGGCGATAAAACTGACGACGGCTACGGCACAGTTGAAGTAGTTGTAGGGAGAGTATAATGGCACAACAAACAATAAACATAGGAACAGGTGTAAACAAAGGTGACGGGGATGCTCTCCGCACCGCCTTTGACAAAGTAAACGACAACTTCGACGAGTTGTATACAGTTGATCAGACTTTTATTAGTTTAGCAGATCTAAAAACACAAGTGGCAGCAAGCACTGATTTTGCAGATTTTCAAGCACGAATTGCTGCACTATAATGAATACGATAAATATACTAAACAATAGGAAATGACGAATGGCAAGTAGATATCCACTAGTATTAGATGAAACCACAGGCAGATTAAGAGAACTGCCAAACGGCGATGATTTAAATCTTGCAGGCAACAACATCACTGGATTGATTGCATTAACTACAACTGGTGGAATAACAGTAGGCGGTTCAATAAATGTAAGTGGCGAGTCAAACGCAGATACTTTACAAGCAACAACCGGTAATATTACAACTATCAATGCTACCACACTTGATGCAAGTACAATTACCATAGACGGCGAACCACTGAGTGCAACTCAAATACAATCAGACTTCAACGAAGATGATATAACTGATCCTGCACATATATTAAATCGTCCACTTATTCCTACAGATGTTGCAGATTTGACAGACGATGACAACTTGCTAAGTGGCGGGTTCAGCGGCGACTACAACGACTTGATCAATGCTCCAGTTGTTCCGACTGACTTACAAGAGCTATCAGATAACAACGGATTAATACCAGATGATATTGCAGACTTAACTGACAACTCAAATTTGTTAAAAGAAACGTTTACAGATTTAACTGATGCACCGGATACTTACACAGGACAAGGCAACAAGTTGCTGGCAGTTAACAGTGGAGAAACCAGCTTAGGATTTGTTGGAGCAGCAGAGCTCACATTCATCAGCAGTCAGATCACAAACGCATTGGGATTTACTCCGTATAATGGTACTACTAACCCAAATGAGTATATCAACAGAACTGCTATTTCAGGCGTGGGCGATATCAGCTACGATGAAGGAACCGGTGAAATCAGCTTCAACAATGCAACAGGATATCTAACAACCGAATCAGATACCCTAGACACTGTAACCACAAGAGGCGGATCAACAACAAACAACATCACTGCTGGGAGCTTTATAACAACTGGTAATGTTGTAGCTGGCGGCATTACACTCACTACAGGAATTACATTCAACAGCAGTGGCAATATCGTAATTGATGTATCCAGCGGAGGCACAGGCGGCACGTTGACACTTGGTGGACAAAGCAGCGTAATATTCAACAGCTTTGACCCTGTAGAAACCAACAGTAGTATTATACCAGGCGCAGGTGTTACTCCTGATTTAGGTGCCACAGGTAATGCCTTTAATAATCTTTATGCAAATACTGTAAACACAGGCTCAATATTACCGACAACTACTAACTTTTCATTGACATTGTCAGGCGCAGGATCTGTATTGTCTTTGGGAGCTGACAGAAGAACTGCAATAACTGACGGAACACTACGAGTATTTGGTGTTAGCAACGCTCAAATGGCTGCCATACCAACTCCGCTTGAGGGGGAAATAGTTTACAACAACGAAGTTAGAAGTAACATGGTGTATGTAAATAACTTTGACAGTACAGCACTAGCTGCTGATCAAAACAAATGGGTATCGATGAATATCACTGTTGGTGGCATTCCAACTTATGAACACGAAGGAATGATAGCAATGGCAGACGGAATCAACTGGGATCCAACTGGCCAAGGCGACAGAGCGTTAATGGTATACATTGGCGGCGCATGGGAAGTATTATTTTAATAACGAGGGAACAAAATGACAATACAAAACATCAACGTAGGATTTAGTGCAAACG